CTGTAAAACATCTTGGGATAGGTTAGTATAAGGGAAGAGCACAGCATATCGTGAATCCATTTCAAGTAATTTATCGTATATCATTTTTTGATAACTTAAATCTTTTGCGACATTATCACTTGGTTTCATAATTCTTTTTATACTATCTTATCAATATTTTTTAAAAATAAATAAATAAGTAATGAGATTTTTTTACATATACTTAGACATCTTATTGACAGCACCACTTACTTGACCTACCTTATCACCAAGATGAGAACCAGCGGAGAGACCCCCAGCAGATAAACCACCCCCTTTTGAACCGAAGTGTTTTTTAAGCACTTTACGAAGTCCGGTATTACAACTGTCTTGAATCGAACCACCCGTTAATTTACGATAAGTAGAGGAGTCTATCGCAGGTTTTTGTTGTTTTGTTTCTAATACCATATTTTTAGTCAATAGACCCGAATATAACGAGGAAGAACCTTGTTGAGTTACCATCATTCCACTATTGACAGCGATGACAAGCATTTCAGGGTTTGTCATATCGCTTATAGTGTTCGTACATTTTAAGGTAATTTGAAGTCCAAATTGACCGAGAGAACCACCCGATAAATAACTTGGTAAATTGAAGTTATAAGCAGGTTTGAGAATCAATATAGAACCTTGTGTTGGAGCAATAAGACCACCGGAACTATATCCAGATTGTGCTTGACCGACAAATTCAGCATAAGTTTGTTTAGAACCGTTCTGTTTTGATAAATAATACAATTCTTCTGGAGTAGCAGATGCCAAAATTCCACTTTGATTGTTAAAAGTAATAGAAGCAGAATTGATTGCTAAATATTGCACTTGATTTGTATATTGATTAAATAAGTAGTCCGTTTTAGCGGGGCGAATGCATACTAAAAGAGTGTCAGGCACTTGGTTCAATTGGATGACCGGAAAGGTAAAACTTGTGGTCGAATTTTTTGCAACAGTTCCGTTGTAGGAACTTACAAATCGTGGATAGTCCTGAATTGGTAACACATTTCGAGTGTTGATACGAGAGTATTGTTCGGGTTGAAGGGTTAAAAGATTCAATAATATCTGTGGAGAAGAAAAAGCATTACCGCCGTCTTCACCAAGTGTAACGGTGTGAGTTGTTGAAGTGGTTGTTCTATAAAACCCTGTGAGGTTTGAACGTATATTAGCAACAATATTCATATTGTTAATTCCAAGAAAACAAGCATTGTCATTTGTAGGAACAGCACCTTGAAACGGACTTAAAAATAAAAGTGGTTCAGTTACTTTTATTTTAACAACAACTTTAAAGGTATTGTCGGCACTCAAAGATACAGGACTATCACTCACAACATTGGTTGTATCAGTTCCTGAGTATTGTTCTACAATAACTTCCTCTGGTGTAATCATCCCATTGCCGTGAATGTAATTATTGTAATTTAATTGTGCTACACCACCAAGTGGGTTTGAATTAGCAACCGTATCAGCTCCTAAAATGTAAACAAAATTTCTATCTATTAAACAAGAAGTTGTATGATTGTTTAAACTCACTTCTTCTTGGTCGCAAGTTCTAAGAAGTGGGTACATAATATCCTCTAATGGAGTGGAAACACTTACATTATTGATAGTCGCTTGAACTTGACTAAACAAGGAGTTAAACGGAAACGCCCCAAAACCATCAGTTAATCCCCATTTAAAAGCATAATCATTCACTGCCGTGCCAGCGCCAATATTCACAGTGAAAGCAATAGTAGATTGAATGAGAACTCTTCTATCCACAGCAATATTTTCAGAGGGAACATTTACATTCCAAGTAATACTGTTATTACTGGAATTCACAGCAGGAAAGGATTGATAGGTAGATTGAGATGCCGAACTTTCCACAGCAAAATCAATTTTATCGGTTATATCATTAATACGAGAATCTAATACGAGTCTTGGTTGAAATTCATTCATTCTTTTATAATATCATATCAATATATTATTATAAATAAATAAATAATTAAATTAAAAAAAAGTGTGGGGTCTATGACTTTTTTTATTATAGATAAAATCCCATAGACCCCCCAACACTAATATAATATTTCATAGATGATTTATTTTAAATATATTTAGACATCTTATTGATAGCACCACTTACTTGACCTACCTTATCACCTAAGTCAGAACCAGCACTTAAACCGCCCCCACTAAATCCACCACCCTTAGAACCAAAGTGTTTTTTAAGCACTTTACGTAATCCAGTATTACAACTCTCTTGAACCGAACCACCGGTCAAACTTGAAAAAGTGGAAGAGTCCATCGCAGGTTGTTTTTGTTTCGTTTCAAGAACCATATTTTTAGTCAATAGACCAGAGTATAGAGAAGACGACCCTTGTTGAGTCACCATAAGACCACTATTCACACAAATGACAACCATCTCAGGATTAGTAATAGTGTCAAGGTAATTCGTACAAGTCATTTGAATTTGAAGTCCAAATTGACCTAACGACCCAGCGGATAAATAACTTGGTAAATTGAAATTATACGCAGGTTTCATCACGAGAATAGACCCCTGTGTTGGTATCGTTATGGATGATTGAGATAGAACAGTACTCCCTGTTAGATTACCTGAATCGTCAGTGACATCGTCAAGTGAAGAGGTAAGAGTTGATATTTGTCCTATAAAATCATTATAGGTCTGTTTGCTTCCATTTGCCTGAGATAAATTGTAGAGTTCTTCCTGAGAACAAGATGCTAAAATACCCGATTGATTGTTGAAACTAACCGAAGCGTTATTAATCGTAGCATAACCGGAAAGAAGAGAATGTTTGTCATCTCCTGAGAGAGAACTGTTCGAAGGACGAATGAACGCTAATATAGTATCCGGAACTTGATTCAATTGAATTACTGGGAAAGTAAAAGTTTGAGTTGCTCCTTCTAAAAAATTGGAATTACTCGTAGACACAAACCGAGGATAGTCTTGGATAGGTAGCACATTACGAGTATTGATTCGAGAATATTGTTCTGGTTGAAGAGTTAATAGATTGAGTAATAACTGAGGAGACCCAAACCCACTATTGCCACTAAAACCAAGACTGACCGTTCTAACTGCGGATGTGACAGTTGTTTTAAAGAATTTATTTAAATTTCCTGTGTTGATATTTGCCACGATATTCATATTGTTAATCCCTAATAAACAAGCATCATTTTTAGATTTTACTAGACCACTGAAAGGAGATAAGAATAGTAGAGGTTCAGTGACCGATACACTTACTTCAACTACGAATGTATTAGTATCAGAAGCGGAAATGTTAGGGTCATTAAGTCCTGTTACTTCTACCCCAGCATTGTATTGTTTAACAGATATATTATAAGGAACTAAACAACCATTGGGTTGAATGGTGCTGTCATATGCTACTCCACTTAAACCTGATACTGGATTGTTATTACACTGAAATTCCGAACCTAAACCTTCAATATTATAATAATTTTGGTCTATGTATGAGGCGGTAGATTTATTCATTTTAGATACTTCTTTTTGGTCGCACAGGCGTAATAGCGGGGCCATAATATCCTCAGAGGGAGTAGAGACACTCACGTTATTAATAGTTGCTTGAACTTGACTGAATAAAGAGTTGAATGGAAATTCACCGAAACCATCCGTCACACCCCATTGGAATGCTTGGTCTCCTTCTGCGACACCTGCCCCAATATTTACAGTAAAAAATAGATTACTCTTAATCAATACTCTACGGTCTATCGCAATATTTTCACTCGGTACATTTACATTCCAAGTAATAGAAGAGTTGGAACTATTGACACTTGGGAAACTTTGGTAAGTGGATTGGGCCGCCGAACTTTCTACGGCAACATCTACTTTGTCGCTAATATCATTGATACGAGAATCTAAAACGAGTTTAGGTTGAAATTCATTCATATTTTTTTTATGAATTATAGTAAGAAAATAAAATTTAAATAATTAACTCATTAAATATTGATTTAATTCAATAAATTAAGGTGTGGGGTCTATGGGATTTTATCTATAATGAATAATCTCATAGACCCCCCAAATTAGATAAATTATTTAGAATCATATCATATTAGGACTTTAAGGTGTGGGGTCTATGGGATTTTATCTATAATGAATAATCTCATAGACCCCCCACAAATATTAGATTATTTATATTATATTAGCTCTTAACTTTTTTCTCAAATAAGATTTTTATCGTTGCGGTTGAACCAGACGATAATATGAATTCATTCAATTGTCCTTGTCTATCTGTAAAATATACTTGAATGTCAATATCTCTTAAAGCAGTACCCTGAGTTAAACTTATGTATCTGTATTGTGCTGATGGATTATACACAATATAAGGTTTATACGTATCACCCGCTACTAAATCGGTCACCACTCGTAGTGTATTTGGTTGATTACTGAATACAATTGCTTGACCTTCACGAGTTAATGCTGGATTCGCTGTATTCGCCGGAACAACTGGAATATTGGTACTCGTGAAAACGATGCTGGTTACACAGTTCCATAAATACAGGGTAGAATATTCTCCATATACCATCAAACTA